TACGCGATGGGGTCTGCATGGGCGGGTTCTGCGTCCCCAGCAAGCTGAGCGCTAAGGTGCTCCGGAAGGCTGTGGCTGGTTATCTCAGTGTTCTGCAAAATGAGAACGCAGCGCCGCCAGCTCCTCCGGCGTAAGCTTGGACTTGGCGGCTTTGACCACTTTCTTGTGTGCCCGATACTTTTCCAGTTCCTCCCGGTACTTCTTCCGGTAGGGCTTCCAAACATTCTCAATAAAGTCCCGCATGGGCACAAACTTCGACCCGCTGCACAATGGGCAGAGGATCCGCCGTGACATGTCTTTCCATCTTTTGTCTGGTTCTCTCATTTCTCATCCTCAATCTTTTTGGCGACGTCTCTAATTCGTGTGGATATTTCTAGCCTATCTTGTGCCGAGACAGGGTACTCATGCCCCAGGTTGGCCATAATAAGGGCCACACCCAGGACGCGTTCTGGTTCGAGGCCATGAGCTATGTTAATCTCCCCCAATAATTTCTCCGATTGCTCACAGAGGTAATAAGCATGCTCGTCGTCAATCACGAAGAGCTCGCACCAACTGGTGCGGACTAGAAACATGGGCTTACAATTAGGTGATTCATAGTTCTCAGTTATTAGCCCATCTGAGTCCACCCCCACCAACACTCCAGACGAGAAGACGCGTTTACGCTGTGACCGCAAAGCGTCTCTGCGCTTCTTCATGTACTCTGCCACGGTAGGGACTACGTTGATGTCTTCTTCGCTCATATGCTTTGAATACAGAAACGGCGGAGTTAGCACACTCCGCCGTTCCGTTGTTATATCGTTTACAAGACGATTAACGTGCTATTTCGACCTGCCAGTGAATCCGTTTAATCCAAGGCCTCAGTCTGAATGCCACCTGCTTTTCCTCTTAGCTACCCCGACGGAAGGTTAAACGGTAAGCGTCGGGGACTGGATTCGAACCAGTGATCGGTGGTGGAGGGTGCCTTGGAACTCGACCTGGCAACCAGCACTATTGTCTGAGTCTGGAGCGATAATCTGAGTCTGAATGCTCTCAACGGGTATTAGCCGCCGCGTCTGCCAGTTCCGCCACCCCGCTATTAGACCCACCCGCAGTTTAGGCATGCAAACCGGAACTTCCGGGATCCAAGATCCACTATCTGCACAAAGGGTGGGTCTAATAGCGGGGGCAGGAATCGAACCTGCACGAGAGCGAAGTTGAGTCTGAATCTTCTGCTCAGCTTACGCTCAAAACTCTACTTGGGCGATCAGTCTCTAATTGCCCAAGATAAAGTCAAAAATCTCCTTTCCGACCGACACGTCAGAGACGGCGATCTGATTAGCAACTTGCTGTGCCGACTTGACCGCCTCCAAAAGCTTCGTCACCTTCTCCAGGAGCTTCTGCCTCTCAGAGGCGGGAACCGCACCAGACATGTGCGTCGTCGACCAATTGCCGACGAATACATCCTTGGTGATAGTTTTGACCTGCGCCGGGTGCTTGTCCGTGGCTTCCGACATCACCAGCGGGACTTCCGTCTTGACCGTCTTGTTCTGCGTCACCGGGTCGGTAACATAGAACCCGCGATTCGAGTCAAACTTCCAATCGAACGTCGGATCCAAGACCGGCATCTTGTCGATGAAAGTCTTGACGTCAGTAAGCTGCTTGTCCAAGAACAACAAGTGCGTCACCGGGACTTTCGCCAGGATCGTCTTCCCATCCACCACAACGTCCGCCTTCGCCTCGCAGTTGGCAGTGTCCTGAGTGGCCACCACATCGAGCAGCGAAGTCCAGACCTTGGCCGCTTCCTTCAGCCCATCCGTGGCGACTTGCTGCACCCGCTTATTCTCAGCGGGAAGCTTCTCGCCGTTCTCCAGGTCCGAGGGGGTGTAGGACCGCGACAGACCCGTGCACAGGGCTTCCTTGGTCACCCGGTGATGGATCTCCGTGATCCTGGCCTGGGTTTCGGACTTCCGACCATTGACGATGGCGATGATTTGGCACAACCTGGCCATGTTTTCTCCTTAAATTGAGACTATTGTTGGTTTCTTTCGCCGATACCTAGTGCGACCGACGGCTGCGGGCAGCAAATCCTACTTAACAGACTCATCCTGATCGTCGGCGTCAGCCTCGCCGCAGATTGTCTTCAAATACGCTTGAATCGCGTCCACCCCAAGATCATTGTCCATCGGCTTAAACTCGCCCACCGTAGTCAACCCATAAATATCAGCCAGCAAAAATGGCCTAGTAGAAGCCCCAGAAAATATCGACCCACAAAACATCTCCGCACCCAACACCGTCCGCGCCACCTCCCCATTATAAATAGCCAGCCGGCCATTGGGTGGCTGAATAATAAACCATGCACTGGGATTATTAGGATCGTCACAAGGGCGGATCATCCCATGGTCGTCAAGACTGACAATGCCCATAATAGATAAATTAGCCTTGACTTTAGGCATTAACGACTCAAATCCTTCTGCAAATCATAATCGATATCGTGGAGCAGCGACTGTGCAATCAATGCAGTCAAATACTCCTCACGATTAAACTCCCCATGAGTCTGACCCCACTTATCAATAGCCTGGCTAATTATAATCCGGTCCACCGCCGATAATTTCGTTTGGCAATCCGGATCAATCCAATAACGATTGCTATCTGTAGCGACAGTTGCCCCAGAGCCGTTCCAATAGATCAATGCCACGATTACAGCGGCTACCCCATGATTAGGTTTCGTAGCATCAACAGGAAACGCCAACTGTCCCCGATAATCCAGCGCCGCCACCCTCACCACATGGGCGCTGATGATGTTTTTGACACTCCCCAGATACGGCTTAGGCGTTCTCTTGAAGGCCGCCGGTTCACACCAAAAAGTGGCTTGCATGATGTCTTGAGCCTTTTCTATAGACCAGGTGCACTTGAGCTTCCTATGCTCACGAGTGCAACAGGTGGCTGACAAATTGACATTGATCTCGCAGCTCATATTAGCCCAGCGTATCTTATAGTGATGAACATCTTAGACATAATCCGTGGCCAACACAAACCACCGGAGGATGCCATCGAAACTGACTACTCACCGGCACTTCTAAAATACTTTCTTATCACCTGCGAATCGCATGAATATGGTGGCCCCACAGAGAAAATGTCCGCCAAGAGCCTCGCCTGCCTAACCAAAGCATTCTGCTCCTCAGACCAACTCCCAGGAGAAGAACAATCCGGATATGAACGGCACGACACCTTCGGCGTAGTCAGCACCCAAATCGGGAAACACAAGCATGTCACGGTACTCGACTGCGATAGTACCGACGCAGTTCTTGCCGCCGCCCACTGGTGCTATCCTCAACATAAAATGCCAGCCAGTCGAGAGCAGCCCAGGCCACTTCTGGCTGATTACCGACCAAGTAGGAACTATCGGCGACATCATCTCAGATATGCTCCAAATCCCAGGAGTCGACAAAGAATTCACACGCATGAACAACGAGCGGAAAAGCATCCACATCCGCGTCACACCCAGACTAAGTGGCGGCAAATCCAAAACCATCATCACACCCAAGTTCAAGGATGACTGCCAGCTGATCCATCCGCTCGCCGTCACCTGGTACAAAACCTTCAAAGCCCACTTCGAGTCCGACTCCTACAAGATGATGTATAAATCCATCCTACTCCGCCACCACATCAAACATGGGACCGTCAGTACAATCGCCTCTGACCCTTCTTTCGAGGTATAAAATGTTAACCGATAACGACATCGCCAAACACGAAACCATCCTTCGGAAAATCGCAGAAGCACGCTACGACCCCATCGCCCACATGACCCCCGACGTGGGCCTGGTAAAACATGAGCAAAGCTTCATCCGGACCTATAACCGAGTGCATCCCCTACACATTAAGAAAATCTGGTACCGCCCACCCTACCAGAATTGCCGTAGCCCAGGAGCAGGAGCCATCGATTGCCTCATCGCCGACTTCAGCGATGGCTTCAATCTCATCGACGTCACCCAAATTGGCGCGGTCAATCCTAAATGGAAAATGGCTGACTTCGATAAGCTCGACCATTACAAGTATGGGGGCATCATCGTGGAACCATCTACACTCTACTACGCCCTAGGCCTAATTGAAGACGCCAAGATCACCGACTTCTTATTTTATTATTCCGATAAGCTTCTAAAAGAGGCACGCTTCATCGAAGCTACTACTGTACGCCACTTACTCTGCGAGCGAATCGCCCAGCGCGTATGCGGTAAGATCAGCGTCCCCTCCATCCATTGGACTAAGAGCTGGTAACTGAATCACAGAATTTGCGCACCGCCGCCACCGCAATCTCCCTCGCACTCCCAGGAATGACACTCCGAGGCCCCCATTCGCCCACCGTTTCGGAAATATTATTCCACCAATACCTAAAACTAGGCTTGATGCGCGGGTCAGGATCACACACCATAAAAATTAAAATCGGCGACTCACGAGCACGATCCCCCAAATAAATGTCCGCCTTGACAATATCAATCAGGTGCTGCCCCTCCTTCAGCCTTTTATTGACCTCGTGTACCAGCCCCTTAGCTGTATGGTACGACAGATCGGCAATGTTAACCGCAAAGATTCTGCCATGAGCCTCAATCAGCATAACCAACCGTGCCGCCGCACCGCGCTCCTAGCAACTTCTGTTCACGAAGTCACGCACCGCTCTTTGGGCCACCGCCAACGCCGCTTGCGTTACCCGAAATTTACTACCCACATACAGCTGATTCCCATGATAGTTTGTCATCCAGAATTTCCCCCTTCCATTGTATGCCACATTAATCCGGCAATCGTATTGCGCTATCGACTGTGCCGATTGCCACCTAGCATTGATGTAAAATCGCAAAGATGTAGGGGTGGACATCGGCTGCACCCCCACCAGTTGCGCAGCCATCAAAGTCGGGTATACGCGGCGGATTGTGGGCATGACCAGCTTCTGCCACTTGACGAAAGAAGCCTGCATGAGCGAGGGGCCATAAGTCGGCTCCGGCCCCAAGACAGGCGGCATCCCCCACTGCACCTCCAATGTAAATATTATCCGATCATTCCCAGGATCAGCATAAGCCCCCGAATGTGGAACAATCAGTCCATTTTTCTCGACAGCCGCCAAGCCGCCACAGAAAACGCTGCGGAAAGAACGACACGCTGTGGGTTGCGATCTTGACATAGGTATATAATACATGACGTTCGACCCATACAACCAGTGGTTCATCGGCGGAAACATGAACAATCGCATCGCCTGCGGGTGGAAAGGCTTCTACCTAGAATGGTGCGACGGGAAAACCCTCTGCGTCTATGACGTCTTTGGGATTAAGTATAAAATGCCCCTCACCGACTTCAAACTAACCTGCATCGAAACCCGATCCATCATCTTCCCCTGGACTATCGACAAAGGCTACCTTAAAATCACCCACCCCAATGGCTCCCTGAGCATCTGCCCCTGGGAAATCTATGAAGCCAGAGCTGGCCTCAAATCCATCCGCCTCCCCCTCGACAACTTTGAATTTATGATTACTATGCCGCTCTAGATTCACCCAATAGCTCAATCAACTTATCCCGCAATAGTGCCGGAGAGAACAAATAGGGCCGCACCCCCAAGCATGTGAACTTCTCGTAGAGCGACAGCATTTTCGCCACCAACTCCGAACAAAACCACGCCCTGGCCGATGGCTTGGTGCACGGGAAAACAAACCGCAACACCCCATTAATATCGTAGGGGCACCCAATCTCCGGCCCCTTATCCACAAATTCTCCCTGCCCCAACAACCAATCCAAAACCTTCTGGTATGGAAAATCATCCGGAAGCGGATGAATTTCATATAGCGACTCGTCGTAGATAATGGGAGCCCCAGATGGCCCAATATTAGTAAATACCACCCCACCCTTAAGCACAGCCGTGGCTCGCATAATTACACCATCATCCCGCTGAAACCACAGATCAACATGCCCAAGATTACTCTTCGTGACCCACCCCACCACCACTTCAAGCCAATAGCCTTCTTTACGGTCAGCATACGGGAACGCAACGTACATCTTCATAGGGGCCTCCGATTGTATATTTAATCGGCGAGCCCATCTATTATCGCAGCCGTCCCGCGAACCGCTTCGTCCAAATTTATTATCGGGCCATACTGACTCCCCCAATGCCTCTTTCTATTCCTCAGATCAAATTTCTCCAACTCACTAGGCATCATCCACTGGATAGTATGTAAATAATCCTGCCCCGCCATCTCTACCCCCACCGCTAAGTATAAAATTGCCTTCGAACCTGGTTTAGTGCTACACCACAATTTAACCCCAACATCATAGATGTAGGTAACACCAAGTTCGTAGACGCGTGCCGGTGACTTCCACCGACCCAAGTCAAGCATTTTAGAACTTTTCATGGTAGAGACTCACCGCGTCCCGCACCAGTACCGGATTGGGGCAACACTCGCATTTGGCACTCTCACCAATAGCCATCCTGACAGAGAAATCATAACTCAAATTCAACCCGTGCATAGAATTTAGATCCTCAATCAGCCCCGTGGCAAGATTTCCTATGGGAAGCCACAACTCCCCATCAAATAAGAATCGAACCGCATTTGGAATATATGAATGAGGATCAAGCTCCAAAGCAAAGCACATCATGAAGATGGGTATATTGTGCGGATTGGTTATGTCCTCGGTGAATTCCCCCTCGGGCGTTCGGGCAATCATCTTTTCCACAAAAATGGCGTGCCTAGAATAAGGCTCCACAAATGGAAGAAAATCAATGCGCAGATCTGGTGCGGCGCGCTCGTCCATGCGACTCAAATACTCGGAGCGGTATTTGACCAACGAGGTGCCCGATGTATACACGCTACGCCGAACTCTCCGAAAAGAACTACATCTACGATGGCATCATCGCCATCTGCAACTCCGAAATGCATGAACACGAACCCTTCCACCTCCTCATGCCCAAAATCGAGAAAGCAATCAAAAACAAGGAAATCATCGTCGCCGACTCAGTATCATCCAACGCCACCGGCATCATCGGCTTCGTCTGGGGAACTATCGGCTCAAAAATCCCCCACGGCATCGATTATGGATATGAGAACAAATACTGCTGGATCAACTGGACCTACGTCAGCCCCCACCACCGCCACAGAGGAGTCGCCACCACCCTCTACCGCCGCCTCGAACGCGACTGCGCCAGAGCAGGAATACATACCATGTACATCGACTCGTTCCGCATAAACAAAGAATCAACTAAATTCCACCGCCACTTCGGATATAAAACCAAACTCACCATCTTCACTAAGAAAATATAACTCAATCCCACGTGCGATGCTTCTCCGCGATGTGCTCCTGTCCATCATACTCCTCAATCGTATATTCCACATCGTCTGGAATCTCCACAATCTTCAATTTCGCATGGTCCCCATTAGCCTTCTCCTTCAACGCCTTCACACACTCCACCAGTAACGGTTCAGACCGGCAACCCAGATTATTCGTCAGCACCAGCTTCTCGTCCGGAGAAAAGACTACCGGCGCAAAACCACCACGCTTCCCCGTCTTGCGGTACTTCCTCCACTTCCGCAACTTAGCCGTCAGCTCCCCAGACTCATTATAATAATCTTTCGCGAGAGTCGCGTTCGCCCTAAACCCATGCTTATACAACCATAGCAACGCCGCTGGCGACAAGCTAAACCCACCGAAACACTTATTAATCACAACCCTCATCACTGACTCCACTCGATCACAAAACGATGCTTCCCGCGATGCCCAAGGGGCAACGAACAAAACACATAACTATGCCCATCGGCCTCTGCCCCACACGCACACTGAAGCTTCACCACCTTCACCTTCGAGGCCTCCCAATCAGTACTCAAGCTAACCCCATGCTGCTTCGAACAATAACACTTCCGCGCATGCTTAGCCCCCGCCGCCATCGCCGCCTTGGGATCATCATAAACCGCCCGACTCCGAGCTCTACAATTCTCAGCATCAGGATGAAAGGCTCCCCCGGTCCCGGCGCTACACGCCCAATAATACTTCCTCTTACTGCCCTTAACCACAGTTCATCCTCCGCACAGTCCGCCGAAACCGCCATTTCGATAGCCACCTGCTCCACGGCAACGCCACAAATACCATCGAACCATCCTCGCACGGCCTCCCGCTCCACACACGCCACCACCCCTTCTTCCATCCAAAATTCCGCACCACCAACCGACAACCAGTACAAGTATGCAACTTAAAACCTAACATCCCAACTCCTCAACCATCCCATGCACAGTATCTACCCACTTCTTCCTCACCTCATACCAAGGCACCCGACTACCTAAACTCAAATGTAGACCACTAAATACCATAAGCTGCCGATGATAAATCTTACACCTATCCTGATCACTCCGCGTCAACCACCACTTGCCATCACTAAACACATACCAATGCCAATACTCATTCCGCACCGCCACCGCCGGCCTAATCCCAGAATCCGGAGCCTGCGGCACCTCCACCAACCACCCATTCTCATCCACCCCACACATCGTCGCCGTATACTCAGCGCGAAGCCCTATCGAATATTGGATTTAACCACTTATAAATAAATACCCGCAAAGCCACCCAACCACCCACCAACGCAGCAGAAAATAACCCACCCACCAACGCAGCAGAAAATAACAATATTTCAATATTTCTTAACAACGCGGTCTCTCCACCCACGTCCTGATCGCCTTCGCCAACTCCCCCGGATTGGGGCACAATATGGGCCGACCTCCACGGCCCCGCCCATAATCTAACAACGCCACCAACAACAACTCCAGCGACGCATTAACCCCCTGACCCTGTAAATCACACAACGCATCATAACAAAACTCCCCCACCGGACACCACACCCCCTCACCCACCAACGCCGCCCGATGCACCATACGAAACGACACATTATTAGGCCCACCCTCATGCACCACCAGAAAAACCGGAACACGCGTCCCAGGATTGCACCAATCCACCAACTCTAAATTACCATCCACCCCCAAACCCAGCTCCCGCACCACAACCACCGGACCCTCCGAGAACGGAGGACCCATCGGCCTGAAAACCGGCTTAGCAAAATCGCGCGGCTCATCCATAACAACTCTTGTCACACCGCCCCGCCGCCAGAAAAGCCCTCAAATACCAAGAAGGCCCGACCGAAGCCGAGCCTCCCAGGACCAAGTGGCCTTGACAATCTCCAAAATCACCCCTCAATCACACCCTTATCCTTACCCACCCCCTCCAACGGAGCCGCCATATCACTCACGCTCCCCGCCGGCTCCCCCCGATCCTGCACTTGCGTCAACGTCTTGCGCATCAACCCCCTCGTATCCGTATCATCCAACTTCGTCTCCATCCGCAGCAACTCCCGCATCAACACCGACAACGGTGTGGACCCCTCCAACCCAAAATCCTCCATCACCTTATGAATTTGATCCGAAGTGGGGTACGGAACCTCAGGGGCCACAGGAGCAGCGGGCTTCACCCACCGACTACTCATCTGTTGAACCTCTTCCGGAGCGGGCGGCCACCCCTCCCCAGTGTATGCATCCTCCAACAAATCCGCAATGCCCTGAATCTCTTCACGCGAAGCAGCCATAGCATAACTCCAAATAGGAACTACACTATATTTGCACACATACTTCAAACTCATTTGGTCGCAAACACCAAAATCGGTTCAAACGTCTTTTCCCGCCCCATAAAGCTCGCCGTCTTCATCTCAATACGATCAACAAGTCTGCGACCGCACTTAGCCGCCACCCCCAAACACATTTCCTCCTGTCTCTTCGGCAAATTTAAAGCCACCATTCCCCTAAACTTACTCAAAATATTCTCAACGATCGGCTTCGTCAACGTCTTAGAACTATCAATCCCAAAATAATGCTCAGTATCATCATAGGGTGGAGAAGTCAACAACAAATCGCCATCAGGAAAATCGCACACAGTAGCATCAGCAACACTAAACTGCGGTTCACTCAAAAACCGAGCACCAACAAATTTCCTAAGATTAACATGAGAATCAATCACATTCTGATTGAGATCGGACCCCAGATATTGATATTTAGCGTCAATAGTCCCAAGCAATCTCCCACCCCAACCCATACAAGGATCAACAATCACACCGCCAGATGGAAGATACTTATCATAAACGCCGCGAGCAACCCACGGTTTAAAGATGGAGACTGCCGCAAAGTCCTTATAAAACTTAATGATTGAGCTAATAAATCCATATATGGCGACTTCAGATTTAATCGCCCACGCCCTCTCAATGGCGTTTCTTAGAATTGATGTATTGCCGCATTCCCACGCCGCAGTAACTGGCAGATACCCTTTGTGGGTAGATCTCCAATAATGCTGGCTAAAATGCTTAATCAGGCTAACCGCGCTATCATTCTGGAAATTGGCATTAAATTGCGCACCACCTGGCGATTTATATCCATCCAACCCACCACGCAATATGTGGCTCGGATATTGAGGTGGCATAAACCCATAATTAAGAAGCCAATCGGCACAACTGCCTGGAGTATTCCAGATTAATTTCCAGTTGCAACAATAATATCGATCAGCATCCTGAATCACAATTTTATAATAATCACCAAACTTGCCGAGATCGGCGGAGTTTGCTGCTGCCACCAGCATATCGCGCACCACTACACGCCGATTCGGCCCTGGCTCATGAGCAATTGAGATACCATCTGGCTCAATATAATACTCATAATTACAGTATTTAACTTTAATGCCAGATTTAACCGACTTGCCAGTACTGGGAATAACAAAAGCCTTGACCGGAGCATCCACACTCCGCTGTGGACTCCTATGCAGTGCTTTTATTCCATACCTAGCCGCCACTGCACAGACAGTATTCGCCCGCACCCCAACCATGGAAGCTATCTTCCTAAATGAATATTTATTGGCTAACTCAGCAAACTGCTCGCGATCATTTAGTATGCTTGGCCTCTTAGCATCATCCATGGATCTGAATTTCATTTCTGGTTTATACTTAAGCAGTTGCCGCTTAATCCTGGCCACTGGCGCGCAATATGCCTTATGAAGAGCATCTAGACTGGCCCCGGCCACATAGGCACCATAAACCTTGGCGATCGGCAACAATTTTTCGATTGATTTGTGCCGCCCGGCTATGCCATGTTTTTTACAAATTACCGATACAACACCCGGCGCAGTCCCCAATTGTGCCGCAACGGATGACATCGATATGCCATCTACCTCAACCATCTGCCTAATCATATTTATATCATACTTGCCCATGATTCGCCTTTATATCATTAATCCATTTTATAACACTTAAATCATCAAACGTTGATCTAGCCCTATTAATGGCTTTCAAAACCAATCTAATATTAGTAACTAGGTATCCGATTTTATTATCAATTCGATCAATAGATAAGCTAAGACATGGGTGGGCATAGCATGCCATTTTAACCCCAGCGAGGGCGCATTCGCCATTCTGAGATCTATATAATTCCACTACCTTATCAGTATTAATATCATTTTCGGCGAACTTGGCCTGGGCGTTTCGGACACAAGTTGAGATATAATCCCTACTAAACTTCTCTGGTTTAAATAAACTTGGATCTTTAATACATTCTACAAAATATATCACATCCGCATTGGTGTGTCGATTCTTAGCTAGGTTAATGCCCCTACACACTAACTGGGTATTAAGTTTAGTGTGCCCAATAGAATTGTCAATGCGATCGATCGATAGAGACCAAAGTGAAAAATCGTGCGTGAGAGTTAGACCAGAAATCGCACACTTTTCATTGGTACTATATAACTTATTGATAAATCCCAGGTCTAAATCGCAGCCCCTACCCTTGGATTTATCCTCCAGAATCGCCTGCCAAGCATGCCTGGTAATCCATGATCTCCACGTTCTTGTGTAATATAAGTGATTGTGTTTGGACTGCTCAATAGACCTGCCAGCCCTACACTTCTTGACATATTCTCTGTTGCGATGCAACCTCTCATCGTTTGTCATAATACCTTTAATACATCGCGTCATTATAGTATTATGTGCATATATAAAAAAGAACCCCGGTTTCTTAGGCCGGGGTTCTTTACTAAACTATTACAGATTCGATACGGTGATGGTGGCATAGTAAAGTCCACCATCTTCTATCAACTTCTTACCATACCGCGTCATGATGCCCTTGCTCGGCGTATAGGAGTTTGGATCCAATACGGTCGGGGTCGAGAGGAGGGGGATGTACGGAGCATAGAAGTATCCAGCATCCAGGACCGAATTGCCCTTATAACCCAAGAGGATCTTGCAGTTGGGGAACAGCGGGTCCTTGAAGAGCTGGAGTTTGCCCTGGATGGTGCCGGCGTTCATGATGCCGATATCCATGCCTTCGTCGACCATGGCGTCGGAGCCACGGAAGTCGTTGAGCTGCTCGAACTTGGAGCTGATGTCCGCGGAGGTGACCATCCAGTTGGCGGGGCCACGGAGGGTGGTCCGGTGGATGATGTTGGCAACTTCGAGGACTTTGTAGAGCAGAGCGATGTTGCGGTCGGTGAAGTTGACGGAGGCTCCGGCGGCGGTGGCGAAGTTGTGGGAGGCCCGAATTGCCGCACTGATAATCAGGTCGTTGATGATTTCACGGTCGATTTCGGCGACCATTTCATCAGCCATCAAATCGGTGAGGGTGGATTCGGCGTCGATGTTGTGTACGGCCTTGAGGTCTTGGGCGGCTTCCAGCGACCAGGCGGTCTTGAGCTTGCGGGTAACGGCGGCGACGGAGTCGCTGTCGATGCTCAGGGTGAGTTCGGGCTGGAAGGGGTTGGCTTCGAGGTCGTATTCGTAGTTGACGCGGGCGAATGCGCCGACTGGGAAGGTTCCAGCATCGAATTTGACTTTGAGTTCGCCGGTGGTGTTGCTGAAGCTGGAGTAGGAGGTATCAACGGTGATACCGGAGGTGACATCGCAGCCTTCGCCGAGGACTACGACATCGACTGCGCCGTCGGAGTCGAAGGTGACTTGGACGCAGGGGACCATGTTTTCGCAGGTGGCGCTCTTCTGGGCGAGGTCGTAGACGTTGAGGACTACGGTGCCGGCGAGTACTGGGCGGTGTTGGAGGATGTGATCGACTTTGTTGGCGGCGAAGGTGGTGACGTCTTCGTCACGGACTTGCTGCGAGGAGTAGTAGGGGTCGAGTGCCCAGCCGTTTTGCTTGGCGAAGGTTTGGCTGGTGTTTTGACGCATGATCTGGGTTCCGGCGACCGTCTGGCCCTTGGTGAGGGCGTAGCGGTAGCGGATGTAGAAGATCAGGCTGGCGGGCTGGCTCATTGGCTGGACGCCGACGAGGTTGTCGGAGATCAGGCGAGCGTAGCTCTTGCGGATGAGGGGGAGGGCGAACCGGGTGAAGTCGGCGACGTTGCCGGTGGTGGTGACGTCTTCGAACAGCACGGTGCGGTTTTTGGGGTCCCAGGCCTTGTGCTGGTTTTCAAGCAGGGTGGCCATGAGGCCGAGTTTGCCCTTCTTGATTTCGCGGCACTTCTGGAGGACTGGGCTCCAGCGGGCGACGTCCTGGTTTTTCTTGGATTCGGCCAGGACTGCGGCTTTGTGGGAGTCGCGGGTTTCAGTGATTGTGGTTTTGACGTGTTCTGCCATGGGTATTTCTCCTTATCCTGGCAAATCCCATTTCTTAATTATAGGTTTGCCTGGAAGTTGTCTTTTTTCAGTTACTCTTCGAGCGATGCGGCGATGGCATCGGGGCTGAAGCTGTCGGCGATGACTGGGGCTTCCTTCTTGGGTTCCACTTTGGTGGCAACTTGGGAGTGGTCGCTCAGTCTGGTCGTCGCGGGTTCAGCTGACGGTTTGCGCCCTTCGGTGAGGGATTTGGCAGGTTCCTCTTTCTTGGCTTCGGGTTTGCCTTCGGTTTTCCCTTCGGCGACTGGTTTGGCTGGTTCCACCTTGGTTTCGTTGATGGGTTTGCCGGCTTTGACCAGGGCTTCTTGGAGTTCCTTGGCTAGGACCTTGTTCCGTTCGAGAGTTTTCCCGGCGATGCTGTGGGCGCGGATGGCCTTTTCGGCGAGCATCTTGGAGTTTTCCTGCTCAGCGTGGAGTTGCTCGGTGAGTTGCTGTACTTGCCCTTGGGCGGCCTTGACTTCCGCAGTATCGCCTTTGCCATTCACTTCCACTCCCTCGAGCAGAGCTGCGATGGATTGGAGTTTGGCTTCGGCAGCGGCGTCCTTTATGGCCACTTGCTTGGCAATCTGTTGCTCGATCTTCTCGGAACGGGTTTCGAAGAAAATCTGCACTTTGCGGGCAAGGTCACGCTTGTAACTTTCGACCTCTTCGAGGCAGAGGGCTTTCGCCTTTTCCAGGCGTTTCTGGTATTCTTCTTTGATTTCGGTGGCGGATTTGTTCTTCCACTCTTCGAGGGTCTTGACGATGGTAGTCGCGAGTTCTTTGGATCCACCGAGTTGTTCGAGTAGGGCTTTGATCTTTTCCATGAGCTTCTCCTCTGTGTCCTTTTAAACTACAGACTCTTGGCCCTACTTACTCAGGTTGTGGGCGAACGTCTTTGGTGGCCAGGCCGGACTTGGTGAATCCAGCAACGGAGGTGGTTTTCAGGCCGCCGCTGTTGCCTTTGGGCATGAGAGCTGGGCCTTTGCCCTTGGTGCCGCAGCACACGCTCTTGCCGCCCAGGTTGGCCATCTTGTGTTCGCCACCGGCGAAATGTCCACCGCTGGTGACACCACCGGAGGTGCCGGCCATGGGGCGGACATTGGCTTTGGCGAGGCTCTTGCCGCCGCCGCCGCCGCCGATTGCTTTCATGCCGATTCCCGCCCCGCCGCTCTTGGTTCCCGAGAATCCAGTGAGAGTTTTGCCGGCCATGTTTTGCTCCTCTGTAGATAACGGATGCTAGATGTCATCCTGTTTCCTAAAATTTACATTTGCTCGGAGGATGCATGAGTAAAATAATGGCCATTGTAGAATCCATGATTGCCCATAAAGCCCATGTCGTAAAATGGCACCGCAACCTCCAGAATTGCATCCTCTTAACTCAGTGCCGAGTCTGCGGCAAGGATTCCAAAGTCTCTATTGACGCTATCTACCGTCAATACCAGAGGGGCAGCAAACTTTATAAGTGTAAGTCCTGCTCGAGCTCAATGGGATGGAGTGCATTATCACGCAAGGCCGCCGGCTCCCGCGCACGAAAGAACTGGAAAGATCCTAATTATGCTGGGAAAATCGTGGGGAAGGCAATGGCCAGGAGCATTAAGAAGAAAGCTCGCAGTGGGTTGGATTTATTATAGCTCAAAGATAAGGTATGAAGCTCAAGACTTTATTCGAGGAAGTTCAGCCAGACATCCAGGCTTTTGCAGATTTGTTCGGGCTAACGGTCACGCCAGCGGGGCGTGATACCTATTCCGATGCTCCTGCTTTTTATTTGAGTGAAGGGCCGCTGGCACGCGCTGGTGAGGGGTTCGCAACTCCTACTTATTATGTATTTCTTCCTGCTGCGTCCAGGAATTTATTCATCCAGGGTGCTTTTAATGGGACGCAGGATGCACAGGGCTTTCCGACGCGGTGGCCTTTGACGCGGTTTGCCGAGGCGGGGATGTTGTCGGGTGGGGATACCATTAAGCTCTAAATAAGCCGATGCCCCCGAGCTGTGAGAACGGGGGCATGGCGAGAGAGAGGGGGACAAGTGGGCTGTGTTATAGTCCGAGTTTCTGGCGTAATTCCCGCATCAGGGCTGCTCTGGTGTTCATCTGGGAGAGGTTGGCTCGCGTGATGATGCCACGGCGTGGTTTGCCTTGGCGGCTTTCCATTACGGAGAGGGTGGCTTCCAGTACGGATGGTTCACCAACTACGTCCCAGGTGACGAAGCGGTAGCCGGGCTGGACGATGTAGCGTTCGTTCTCGGAGCCTTCGTTGACTACTTCCATGTCGCCGACGCCGCGCGAGGAGATGCCGAGCTTGACCCCAGCGCGGAGGAGTGCGGCGAGGTTTTTACCTTGGTCGGTGCCTTCGATGACTTCGGCTTCGCCGTAGACGTATTTGCCTTCGGTCCAGACTTTGGTGATGAGGTGGCTGACTCTTTCGAGGTGGATTTTGGCATCGGGCGGGTGGTCGAATTCGCCCATGACGACGCGGCGGGTGAGGTCGGGTTGGAGGGCTCCTACGGCTTCGCGGATGATTGGTCCGGTGTAGAGGCGGTGATTTTGGTTTTCTTCGTCCATCTTTTGGAAGATGCCGGTGATGCGGAGGATTTGTTTGGCTGCCGCTCCGGCGGCTTCGGAGAGAACGGACTTGACTTCTTTGACGTCGAAGGCGTAGGTTTCCTGGAGGAATTTCTTGCCGACGGGGATGATGCCGGTTTGGGCGATGAGGCCGCGATTGAATTCTTGCACGATCCCGGATTGTCTGGTGATCATAGTCTCTCCATGTTTTGCCAATTTATTTTTGCCGGGATGGGATTATATATACGGCGAGGGCGTGCTGTTACACACGCCCTCGGTCTTCATCGGGTCATTTGGTCTCGACTGGCTTTGGCTCTTCTTTCTTTGGCTCTTCTGGCTTCTGTGCTGCTACTGGCTCTTTTGGCTCTTCTTTCGCTGCTGGCTCTTCTTTCTTTCCTGACTTCTTTGCTGCCATTTCTGCTTGCTTCGCTTTCCACCAATCACTGCCTTCTTGCACACCTTCCGGCTTGCCAGCTTCATCAACCGTAGCTTCACGGCCTTGCGGCTCAGCAGGTTGTTCCGCTGGCTTACCAGTCAGATTGCTTTCCGTAACGCGGAGCGACTCGATATTGGAATCGAGCCATTCCACAAATTCATCGATCGACGCTTCCTTATCCGAGGCTTCGCTCAGGAACAAAGCACCGCCGACCATCTCAGCAGGAACGGGGACCTCAATAGCCCCATTTTCGCTGAGGAGCACAAGGGGAGCCTGGCTATTATCCAGAACGAACTTGACGCCCTTGTACTCACCAAGGACGGCCTTCTCTTCGCGTTCCAGCCACTTGAGTTTCCCCTCATCAAGCTTATTGATGGAGGAACGCTTGAAGCCTTGCCGGCCTAGGCGACCCCGGAAGCGTTGCCACTTATACTGGCCCTCAGAAATAACCGTGCCGGTATCCTGAACGCTCTCGGGTGCACCCTGGGCTTGCTGGTACTGAGCGAGCAGTTGGCCACTGAGATCGGTCACCATCTGCTGCTGGGCCTTAGGATCGGTCACGCCCTGGAGTTGTTGAGCCATACGCTGATTCTTGCGGATGTAGGCTTCAGCAGCCGCCTGTGCCGCCAAGGGGTCCTTAGCAGCATTGGGGTTGGTGGCGATTTCCTTCTTGAATTCTTCAACATCTTGGGTGCCGACAGCATCCTCGACGAGCGTGTGGTAGTCCCTATTCAGGTCGGATTCTACCATGCCCTTCGGGAGGCGATAGGGGTCATCCGGGTTTTCTTCATCCACGACTTCCGGCTCAACCTTGTTTTCAGCGACAGGCTCGGCTTCCGGCTGGATGATTTCGGCCTTGACGCCTTCAAACTTGGCGAACTCTTTCAGGAGATCTGATTCGAGGGACTCAGAGATGGCCGGACCGGCTGGCTCTTTGGACGCTAGGAGATTGCCTCCACCGCCAGCGCCCGCACCGCCCTTAGGTGCGCCACCGCCCAATCCGCCTTCTTCCTTCTTCTCGCCGCCTTCGCCGCCACCACCGCCCAGATCGCCAAGGTCGCCAAGGCTATCTAGGTCGAATCCACCCTCTCCTTCACCGC